TCGAGTCACAAGCCTTGATAAGCCTGCGCAAGATGAATCATCTAACATTCTTGACATCATTGCCGATAAAAGACAATACGACGTTGAATACGATTGGCAACTTGAAACAGTGCGCGATTATTGCGATGAGCATTTAGATGATCGCACTCGTGAAATCATCTACGCACGCAACAGTCGCAATCCAGTGCCATGGAATGACCTAGAAAAGCGCATGGGCCTATCACGTGCGCGCATGTGCGAAATACAAAAGCGTGGCATCAGCCGCCTTCGTATGCTGACAGGCAACCCGCTGGCAGGCACTCCATTTGGCACCAACAATACGAAAGGTCGGGAACGTCTGGAGGGTCTGCCTAGCGGGAATGTGTAAAGATCACCAGCAAGAATGGCAAGCTAGGGTCTTCTATCATCAGATGCTTGAATCCAACGCAGCACAGCAAGCTCACGATCTAGTAGATAAGAATCCTGCTGATTGAACCACTGTTGCCATTCTTCACTGCCTTTTTTTCGATTGCATGGCCTGCAAGCTGGCACAAGGTTAGTCGTCACAGTAGCGCCGCCTTTATGGCGCGGCTTGACGTGATCTAATGTGTCAGCTGCATCTCCGCAGTAAGCGCATTGATGCTGCCATGCTTCGAAAATTTCCTGTCTAAATTTGTGTTTTGCACTGCGTTTGGGAATAAGGTTGGCGCCATCAATGCAATGATCCACTTAGACCGTTGGGCGGCACGTAACATCAACGCCGCCGCGCGCACGTGGTGTTAAATCAAGCCAAATACCGCCAAGCGATTTAGGCATCACAATACGTTCAACTGCCCAGCCGCCAGTACCGCCAAACTCTTGTTTGTATGTTCCAGTTTGCAAATGCCAGCGCTGCTCAATCCATGCCTTACCATTTTCGCTGATGCGATAACACGGGTGCGCAACAACGCTGCGCTCATGGTTGTGACCGTTTAATACGATGTCGGCATCAGGTGCAATTTGCGCATAGCGACCACCGCCCATAGTGCCTTTAGTGACGATGCCTCCCCATGCACCGTGATGGAAAAATAATGTGCAGCGCCTGACGCCGCCTTCCTTGCGTTCAAATACAAAACGCACAAAGCCTTGATAACCCATATGTTCAGTTACAGCGCCATCATTGCGCATAAGCCGAACTACATTTTCTAATGGATCAATTTCTTGATTGTTGAGTACAGCAGTTTCATGGTTGCCGTCACCCATCATCAGGATCATTTCACCGTATGGTTTCAAGAAATCTGCTGACTCACGAAAGACTAGATCAAAATAGTTACCGCCAAGATGCTCTGGTCGTATATCGCCCTTACTGCCACGTCTATCTTTCTTGCCTTGCATCAAGCACATGACATCACCAAAAAACAATGCACGACCGCCAATAGTTTTACATTCTTCTAGGTGTTGCTTAAGTAATCCGCGATTGCACTTTGGATTATCTAAGTGAATATCAGACGCAAGTAGAAATGTGACTGGCTGCTTGACGCTGGTGTAAGGTATGCGTACCTCTAGCAGCTCTGGCGATAATCGCGTTGATGTAATCGCCATGCCGTTGGTAGCGGCTTACACTGCAGTCTAATAATCCCATCGTACCTTTGGCCTGCCGCGACGCATTCCTAGATGCACAAATCCTTTAGGCGCACCGTAGCCGAGCGAATACGGCCAGTTTGCATCGCACCAGTCTTGCACGTGGTTGATGTTGACTTCACGGATGTAGAAATCAACAGCACCAACACTTGGCGCATCGTATAAATGCTCGCTGCCGCTAGAGCCACCTACCGCTGCATTGATGGCACGCGGGCGGTATCCACTAGTGATGACCACAGGCTTGCCGCCAAACTTGACACGTGCGCGCTCAAGGAATGCCGCTAGCTCTGCCGCTGTGTCGAGCTGGTATTGATGGTCAAAGCGCCGTGCTTCTTGAAATAGCGCAAACTCACCAAGTTGTATATGCGGTGTGATGCGTGATGCAAATGCACTATTGGGTGTCAGCTTGGCCGGACCTTGCTGATGCTCGCCAGCCCATAGCCTGCCTTCTGCGCGACGACGACGCAGCAAACCTGCCTCTACGGCACTGCCTGGGTTGCGATATAGCTCCATTGCTGCTGGCACTGCCTGCCAGTCTTTGCCGGCAAGGCATTTACTGATCGTCTCGAAACCAGTACTACCGTAGAACCCGGCGCCAAGGTTGTAGGCAAAGGAGATCAACGCGCACTGCTTGTTGCCCGTCATGTCATTCCAAAACGGCACGCTGTTGCGCAATTTTGCGGCAATGCGCTCCACTTCAAGTGCTAATAGCTGATCGGCATCAATTACGGTGATCTTGTCACCGCGTTGCACCTTGCGGCCATCTGGGTAGCGCGTAGTGCCATAGCCGATGGTTGCCACCTCCCATCCGTGCAGCGGATCTGGATAAGCGCTGAGGTGCACGCCCTCGAACTCTTTAATGAGCTTTATGGCTGGCTCATAATTATGCAGCCTGCCGCCAGCCTGCCAAGTCTTGTACCACGGTTGGTCCCTATTAAAGACTTCAGGCGCAACTTTTAATAACTCAGCCTCTAATTCAGAGATGGCCGCCATTTGATGCGGCGTGCCGTGTTTGTAGTACTTAAACAGATCGCTCAGCTTGATCATCGCTTGACAAACGGAGTGATCACGCCAGCAAGGATCTCAATGGCCCTATACATCTTGACTGCTGCCTTGGCTGTAGCGCTAAGTGCCGCATTGTCTTTAGGCGTAGGAGTCAAGTTAACTACGATCAACGCAACGCCGTGGATGGCAACGACTAAAGCGATGTAATCAGCAAAACGATCCATGACTAGCGCGCCCGTGGCTGTGCTTCTAGCTTAGATACCCTTTGCTCAACCGTATTCAGCCGCGTAAACGTTTCCTTGCGATCTTCCTTTATGTCGGTGTGGAGTACCTCAAGCTGCGTGGCGATGTGTTCTACTGCACTTGTGAGCCGTATTACGGCGTCGCGTGCTTCGTCGCTACGTCTGCTGAACCCCATCGCGCCCATAGCCGCCACGGAAATTGATGCGCCAGCGATGGCGGCTACAACTTCAATCATGGCGACAATAGCTACCTAATCAGATTAGCGTCCTTGACCGCGAAGGGCTTTTTTGCCGCGACGACGTGGGCGCGAATGCTGTCCCATTCCCTGACTGGTGGTTTTAGGACGACCGGCTTTGTGGTCAACGCGCCCCAGTGCGGTCTTGGATTTTACGGCCATGTGCTGATTGCGACCCGCTTCCAGGTATCGGTTGCGGTGCAAATGTAGATGTACGAGCTGTCCCAAGCAACTTCACCCGCAGTACCTGTATCGGAGGCGGACGCTGGAGTATGCGTTGGCAGGATTGGGCGAACACCAAGCGTGATGTTGGCAGCAGTAATTGCCAGCTCAGTGGTTAACGTTCCAGCTGCAGAAACCTTGAGTTCAAGTTTGCCGTCTTCTGTGCCATCGCTGGCATCAACGATGCTGCCAACAACCTGCGCGTAATCAATATCCTCGGGCGTTGCATTGTCGTTCTTGCTGCGGAAATACAGCGAGCTAATTACATCGCCATCTTGCCCGGCGGCGCTATTGCGGTGGTGGTAGAGGGTGATATCACCAGCAGAAGCGGAATCGACAAGCTTGGATTCAATTTGTAGCGTCGTTCCAGCAAGTGTGCTGTAGGTAATGTGTACCGGGTATAGCGGTGTTGCTTCACCAATACCTACCTTGCTGCCGTACAAACGCACACGGCTGGCAGTTGTTCCCGTGTCCGAAGACATAAGATCCAAGATGCCGTCTTCAGTGCCGTTTGTTGCAACCTTGATGCCGGCAGTAATCTGTGCGTAGGCATGAGTATTGGCGGCAGAGTCTTTACCGCGAAACTCAATGTTGCCAAGGTTATCGTTGACAGCGGGACTAACGCTATTGCGATACAACACCACATCGGGCGCAGTATCTAACCCAGAATCGGTATTTTCAATGATGACCTGATCGGTCGTATCACTGCTGAAGAGATGCAGTTGAGCAGCAGCTGTACCAGTGCCAAGTTGGAAGCCAGCAGTGGTAAATTTGCCGGTAAAAGTGCTGTTGTTGCTAACCGCTACTTCATTGGCACCGCTGCGGTAAATGCCGCTAATTCCGGTATCTGCTGTAAAAGCAAGACTAGGTGCGCCAGCAGTGCCGGAAGGCAGACTGCGGTTTAGTGTTTCATATTTGATTTTCTTGTTTTTGTCGGCGTTTGCCGCTTCGGAGCTGTCGATGATCGGCAGAAAATCATCAGCCGCCGGGGCTAGAAGTTCCGTTAGGTCTGTAATCTTACGGTCAGCCATCAATCAAGACCAAACAGTTCTTTAAGTTCCGCCACGGTCAACCCAGCAGCTTCCAGCTTCTGCTCAGTGGTGAGTACTGGGGCTGGTGGGGGCACTGGGGCAGGCTCGGGGGTGTTGCCTTCAGAGAGCCACTTCAGGTACGCCTGGTAGTCGGTGTTGCCCTCAGCAGGTGGGATGAAGGCGTTGTCCGCAATGCGGAGGATTAAGTTGTTTTGAGTGAGTTGGTAGGTCATGGGTTACAGCTCGGCGGCGGCGGTTCCTTGTCCAGGTGTATAAGCAACTCCTGAACCTATTGATTCTGCATAAGAAGACATACAATCAGCGTATGCAGTTTCAACTGCTCCAGTGCCAATGGTTACAGTCGGTGCCTGACGCATTTTTACAGGAAATCCAATGGAACTTTGAACTGCGATTGTGCTGCCGGTAAAGTTACGCATAATTGGAAGATTGCCTTTCCAGTAATACCTCTGACACAACGCCAGCTCCTGCCCGTAGCTCCTGCGCTCAAACGGGGTGGCGACGGTGCCGGGTTCAAGTTGGACATCAGTGAGGTAGAGAAAGTCTCCGGCCGTGGTGTCAGTTACATCAGACCAGATAAATACAATAATGTTGGTTGTACTTGCCGTGTCAATGTTGGCCGTTAGCGAGTAAGTGGCGTAGCTAGTGGTAACACTTAAGTTTGCAGGAGTGTTTTCGTAAGTAGCATTTGCAATTAGCGTTGGGTTGGTGCCTTCTGCGCCCCATGCGCTGATGATGTCACTTGTAACTGTATCTGCCGTGCCAGACCATGCAACAACAGCAGCTTTTACATTGTCCAACTTGGTAGTAGCACTGACTTTAGCTTTGAAGCTAAGAGTTACGGTGCCGCCTGTTAGCCCAACGCAATTATCACTTTCAATAATTTGCGCAATACCAAACTTCTTGTTAGCTGTTTCAACATCAAGGGCAATGGCATATTTCTGATTAGCTGGTACAACTGACGTTTCTCGTGTTACATCAATTGCATCGTTACCATCGCTGAGGATATACCAGCGATCCAACGTGTATGCGTCATTGTCGTTTGCGCTGGCTACGAAGCTCGTAGCCCTTTGCGCAATGGCAAAGTCACCGTTGATAATGCGGTTACGGAAGCCAGCCAGCGGTCCACCGTTGAGGTTTTTAACCCTTACTTCGTTGGTGCCAGCATCAACAACGAATAGGTTTTCTTCCGTGTCGCCTTCAATTCGGAAGTCAACGTCTGCGCCAGTGTCGTTAAAAACAACTTCAGTGGCAGCGTTGAAATTGACGCGCTCAACACCGGCAGTGGAAACAGCAACCTGATCAGTGCCAGGGCTGTAGAAGCCGGAGTCAGTGCCGCTGGCCTTGAAGTAAATCGACGGGGCGCTATTTGTGCCGTTTTCCACCGGCAGCGTATCAAACTCGCCGTCCAGCTGCCGCAGCGTGACCCAGCCGCTGTTGGTGCTATTGCGGATCTTAAGTAGGTTGTTGGTGGTATCAGCCCAGAACTGATAGGCGTAGGTCGTCGTTGGTTCGGTTGTGCCGCTGTGGTTGGTGAAGACCGCAGCAAGCTGGTTGTTGATGTCGGCGCGTACCGCAGCGCCTGAACCATTACTGACGATGCCGTCTGCTTGTGCCATTGTCAGATTTCTTCAGTGCCGTAGCCAGACGCTACGTATTGGAACTGCCTGCTGACTGCTGTGCCACCGGAGTTCTTGAACGTCACCATGAAGCCCGTACGGGAAGGCGAAGTGATCTCATAATAGTCCCCAGTGCCAAGATTGAAAGCTGTAACACCAAGTGCTGGCGTTTCGTAAAACGGCTTGGCGTAGGTGACGGCGTAAGAAGCAGCGGTGGTGGTCAGCGTGGTACTGCGCTCAGTGCGGCTTTCCAGCTGCATGACGTAGCCCAGCTCGGTCACAAGAGGTGTTTGGTCGTCGGCGCTGGTGGTTAGCTCGCACTTGAACTGGAATTGGCGTCCGGTATAACGTCCTGCTCGCAACGGGATCCAATCGCCAAAATCAATGTCGGATTCCAACTCAAAGTCGTCGCCGTCTTCCAAAAGTAATTTGTCGCCATCTTCCAGCAACAGGAACTCATCGACCGTGGCGTCTGGGCTTGTGCGGAAATAAATGTCTGCGCTGGTGTCATCGGGAATCAGACCATCAAAGTCGCTCCAGCGGTCAATCTCATTGGTGCGGTCATCAATCGTATCTGCCGGATACAAACCAGTCGTAGAAAGGATGCGACTAAAAACGACGCTGTAATTGCCGCCAATATCAAGAATGTTGCGGAAGTAATAACGTCCAGTAGTGCCACGAATGCCGTAAAAGTCAAACGAAGTAAGGGCGTCAATGTCTGGCACACCATCAATCGTGGCATCGCCATCTAGCACCAAGCCGTCATATTCATCGCTGTAAAAGGCGCCATCAACTTGCCCTTGGAATGGCGGAGTTGTGGTGTCTTCCCGAACAGTTGTGATGTTGAAACGGGGAATGGGATTAGGAAGATCAATCGTTGCGCTGACAGCATTGTTACTGCGACGTCCACTGCGATCTTCAAACTTGATCAGATACTCGCCTTCAATCAGCGGCAGAATTGCCTGCGCAGTATTGGCGGTAATTGATTGCGATACCAGCGTGGAGCCCGCCCATTCGCCAGTGCCGTCTGTTTTGCTGCTGTGGCGGATAACAGCGATCAGTTCAAAGCTGTTAGCCGCAATCGGTTTGTTCCAGCGCAGCAGAACTTGGTCGTTACCGAAAGCCTCGATGGTGACGTTTTGCGGATCAGGCGGCAGCGTTGGATCGTAAATGCTGGTGCCATCTGCAGGAGTTG